TCTTAGACGAACAAACTTGCCAATGGACTGAATTATGAGCATACCCCGTAACCTATCAATTCTTGCCGAAAATACAAGTTCATTGGGCGTTGTTACAACGGCAACCAATGCTAATAACGTGGCTATTACTAATAATACCGCTACCGCAACGTCTGTTTATCCCATTTGGGTAACGGCAAACACGGGAAATTTGCCTGTTTACGTCACTTCAACTAAACTTAGTTTTACGCCATCTACTGGCGCATTACAAGCCTCGCAACTTATAATTGCACCATAAGGAAACATCATGGGAATTTTAACTTTTCAAGCAGCAGCAGGCGGGGCGCTTAACTTAAACGGCCCAAATATCGCAGGCACGGTTAATTTGACTTTACCTAGCGCGGATGGCACTAGCGGTCAACCATTGCAAACTAACGGCAGCGGCACGCTTTCTTTTGCTAATTTGGCGATTGCTAATGGCGGCACTGGCACTACGTCTTTCACGGCTAACCAAATTCATTATGGGTCGTTTAGTCAATCTGCTGGCCTGACTTTTGACGGAACGAACTTTGCTACTACCGGCACGGCATCTGCAACAAAACTGATTCCCACTGGCACAAGCGTAACTGGTAACGGGATGTACTTGCCTGCTGTCAATTCTGTGGGCATCTCTACGGCAGGCATAAACGCTGTCTATATAGACGCAAGCCAGAACGTAGGGATTGGGACAAGTTCGCCAAGCAGTTACGGAAAACTTGTTTCTGTTACTGGAGACAATGTAACCACTTTTGCTGCTGTTGGCGCTACCAATATGCTTCGTGTGCAAGGGTACAACTCAACCTATGTTGGCACAGTCTTAGAAGCTGTTAATTTGGCGCAAAGTGCAAACACGCCAATGTTTATTAATGCTTCTCAGACTCTGTTTGGTATTAGCGGCGCAGAACGTATGCGTATCGACACCAGCGGTGGGTTAATACTTGTAGGTTCAACCGCACAAAAGGCTACAGGAACAACTTGGTCTAATCCATCTGACCAAAGGCTTAAAGACAATATTCGTGATTATGCAAAGGGCATAACAGAGTTAATGCAAGTGCGCGTTCGTGAATGGGAATACAACGGCAAAGGCGGTACAGTTGAAGGCACAAAAGGTCTTGGTGTTGTTGCTGATGAAATTATGGTTGTGTTGCCTAACACAGTTGAAAATTATGAAGCCAAACTAAATACGGAAGATGAAGAAGTTACGGCAATCAAGAAGTTTGATGCAACAGAAATTACTTGGCTGTTAGTAAAAACTGTCCAAGAACAGCAAGCACTTATCACAACCCTAACCGCCCGTATTGAGGCGCTGGAAGCAAAATGAACGACAAGCTATCTCTATCCGTAAATTTGCTTAACTCTGTTTTAGCTTATCTTGGCTCGCGCCCATATCAGGAAGTATTCCAATTAATTGATGCGCTGCAAAAAGAAGCTAAAGAGCAATTAGAAAAAGAATGATTACAACTTGGAAAATTCTTGATATTTCTGTGGAAGGCGAGGCAATAACCCACGCCAAGTATCACGTTTTAGCTACTGATGACAAAAACGTAGTGGAAACCGAGGGAAATTGGGAGTTTGACAAGTTTAGCGTAAAAACACCTTATGCCCAAGTCACCGAAAATCAGGTGATTTCTTGGATAAAGGAAGGTGCAACCCAATACGGGAAAAATGTAATAGAATCACGGTTAGAGGAACAATTGGCGCTTTTTGGTAAGACGAAATCTGTTGTGCCTCCCTGGAAACCGCCTGTGTTTACCTTGGAGCAACAATGGCCCAGCCAATCGACATAGTATCCAGATCGTTAAAAGACATCGGCGCATTGGAAGCCGGTGAAACGCCAACGCCCGAAGCGGCGCAAGATGCGTTTGAAATGCTCAACGATATGTTAGATCAATGGTCTAACGAAGATATGATGGTCTATAACTTTACGGAAATCATTTTTCCCGTAGTTAATGGACAAACCCAATACACAATTGGCCCAGGCGGGTCTGTTGGAGCAAGTTTTACCGGCTCAATCACGGGTAACGTGTTAACTGTTACGGCTATTGCATCGGGCGCTATTACGCTAAATCAAACCTTGACCGGCACGGGAATTACGCTAGGAACATCCATTGTGTCGTTTATTAGTGGTGCTGGTGGTAATACTTTAGAAACTGGAACGTACCAAGTAAACATTTCCCAAACGGTAGCTAGCACAACAATCTCAGGCTACTACCAAAAGCCATTGCGGGTAAATTCTGCTTTTGTGCGAATTAACACTACATCCAATGGTCAACCCATTTATGGCGGCGGTCTTGATTACCCTGTGGCAATTCTAACTTTAGACGATTATTCTTTAATTGGTCTAAAGACATTAAACGGCCCGTGGCCTAAAGCCTTGTACTACAACCCTGGCGACACTTTAGGTAATTTGAGTGTTTGGCCTAACCCCGCGCAAGGCGAAATGCACTTATTTACGGACACAATTTTTGCCCGTTTTACAACTATGTACGACATCATGCGTATTCCGCAAGGCTATGTAAACGCCCTTCGCTGGTGTTTGGCAGAACGCCTAATGCCAATGTACGGCAAGGCAAGCCCCATCCAAATCGGCATGGTACAGAAGTTTGCAGGCGAAGCAAAAGCAACAATCAAGCGTACCAATATGCGCCCACAGATGGTTTCGCGGTATGCGGATGCGTTGCTTACAGGTAAATCAAAAGATGCTGGTTGGATTTTGACCGGCGGCTTTTTGCGTTAAGGTATAAAGATGGCTGACTTTGGTTTTGTAGGCCCATCATACGAAGCACCTTCGATTTATCAAGAATCGCAAGAGTGTATTAATTTTTTTCCCGAAGTTGACCCATTAAAACAACCTGGTGTTCGCGGTATTGTTGCGCTTTATCCAACGCCAGGAATAACGCTTCAAGCCGTGCTAAACAATGCCGAGGTGCGCGGAATGCGTACTTTGTCGGGCGGCAGCCAAATGGTTGTTGTTTGCGGTTCTTATGTTTACGTCTTTACGTCTAATCTAAGCGCAACGGTTGTCGGCATTCTTAATTCTTCGTCTGGTCGTGTTGGCATTTCTGACAACGGCCTAAACGCTTATATTGTTGATGGGGCTTATCGGTACACATGGCGCATTTCTAGCCCTGCAAACGCCGTTTTTACGGGTTCTATTAGCGGAACTGTCCTAACAGTAACAAACGTCAGTAACGGCACAATTACGGCTAACCAAAGCCTAACGGGTATTGGCGTAACGGCAGAAACAGTGATTACGTCTTTAGGTACGGGGACAGGCGGCGTAGGAACGTATAACATAAACATTAGCCAAACCGTATTAGCCGAACCGCTTACTTCTGCCGCTGTGGGCGCTAGGTTTACGGCAACAATTGCAAGCACTACATTAACTGTGTCTGCCGTAGCTTCTGGCACTATTTATTTAGGTCAAACTTTGCAAGGCGTTGGCATTACGGCGGGAACAATCATTACCGCTTTAGGCACGGGTACTGGTGGCACGGGAACTTACACAATTAGCGTTGCTCATACTATTGCGGTTGGTCAAACAATGTATGGTCTTAACTTTAGCGTTTTGCCAAGCACGGATGGCGCTTTTAGCGGCGGCACATCGGTAGATATTATCGACAATTATTTTGTTTACAACAATCCTGGCACACAACAATGGGGTTCTTCTAACCTACTAAGCACAATTTCTACATCTACAAGTTACGCTTTTAAAGATGGAAGTTCGGATAAGTTGGTAGCTTTAATTGTTGACCATCGGGAAGTTTACTTAATGGGCGAATCTTCGTCCGAGGTTTGGAGTGATGTAGGCGCAGTGCCTTTTCCATTCCAGCGTATTCCAGGCACGTCTACCCAGCACGGCATTGCGGCTCAGTTTTCGGTAGCCCGTTTAGGAAATTCGTTTGCTTATGTATCTCGCAACAACCGAGGTCAAGCGCAAATCATGCAAATGAATGGTTACATCCCACAAAGAATTTCTAATCATGCGGTAGAAAACACGTTAACAAACCAATACATTAATGATGCAATTTCGTACACTTATCAACTAGAAGGCCATGAAGTTTACGTTACGACATTTCCTACGCTAAATCTTACATGGGCGTATGACTCCACTACGGAAATGTGGCATAAATGGTTGTCTATGGCTTTGGATGGAACGTACCAACGCCACCGTAGCAATTGTTCTGCTGTGTTTCAAGGTTTAGTTTTAGTTGGCGACTATGAAAATGGCAAAATCTATTCATTAGACAAGGAAAACTATACCGACAACGGGCAAAACGTCCGCAGGCTGCGCCGTGCGCCTCATTTGGTTACGGACTTTCAACGTCAATATTTTGATGAGTTGCAAATTCAGTTTCAACCTGGTGTTGGTATTTCTGGTCTTTCTGTAAACCCAAATACAACAACTGATATAAGCAATTATTTAGGAACGCCATACGTTATTACTTCGTCTGCTACGTTTACGATTGCTCCATTGTCAACGTACATTATTGGTAATCCTGTAGCAAATTATTACACTGTTACAACAACTAACCCGCAAGCCATGTTGCGCTGGTCAAATGATGGTGGCTCTACTTGGTCGCGTGAATATTGGACAAGCATAGGTCAAATTGGTAAATTTAAAAACCGCGCTATTTGGCGGCGTTTAGGTATGGCCCGTGATAGGGTATTTGAGGTGTCGATTAGCGACCCTGTAAATGCGGTAATTATTTCCGCGAATCTAAAAACAACAAATGGAGAAAATTGATGGCACTATCAAACACACAACAAATTAACCCGTATCCACAAGCCCCGTTTTTGGATGCAAACACAAATCGCCCATCCCGTGCATGGCAGCAGTTTTTTCTTAATTTGCTTAATTTTTCTAGTGCTACGACTGCAACCGCTGGGTCTGCTTCGTTGCCAGCTAATCCTGTAGGGTTTATAAATGTCACCGTTAACGGTAACGCTTATAAAATTCCTTACTACAATGTTTAAGGAAAAATATTATGCCTCGGCCTGTTGAAGTAGACCCTTCTGTAGCAAGTTTGCCTGCGTGGATGCAAGATTCCCCTGCGGGAACTTATACGCCTACAACTTATCAAGGTCAACCTGGTTATTCAGACGCTAGTGGTCAAATAATTAGCGGGACAGGTGCTGTTCTTTATCGTCCACCTGGTTGGCAAGAAAAGATTGATGCCATAAATGCGGCGCATCCTTCGCAAAATGCTTTGCAAACAATAGGAAGCGGTATTTCTGCAATGGCAAGCAATCCACTTGTCCAAGGCGCAGCATTAGCCGCTGGCGCATATTTCCTTGGCCCTGTTGCGGCTGATTTATTTAGCGGTGCTGCTGGTGCTGGTGCTGCTGGTGGCGGTAGTCTTGCCGCATTAGCTCCTGAAGAAGTTGCAGCAATGACTGTTGCACCAGAAGTTGCGGCATCAAGTACAGGGTTAACGGCTGGCGGTGCTGGCGCTGCTGGAATGGGTGGTGGTACGGGATTGACTGCCGCTACAAGTGCTGACCTTGCGGCTGGTGGTGCATTAACGGCTGGCGGGGCTGGCGCTACTGGAATGGGTGGTGGAACTGGATTAACCGCGCTTTCAAATGTAGGCGCTGCGGCTAATGCACCATTAGCACTTGCGGGAACGAGCCTTGCTAACATGGGTGGTGGTACGGGTCTTACAACACCAGCAGCCGGTGGAGGTACTGTTACCGCTAATGGCGTTGTTCCTCCTGTTACTGGTGCTACTACTAACGCTTCTGATCTTGTATCAGCAGCCAATACAGCCGCAACCGCAGCAGCAAAGGGCGACCCTAGCTTGTTAGACAAACTAAAAAGCGCCACTGGTTTAACCGGCACTCAACTTGCCGCACTAGCCTCTGGTGCTACTAGTGCGCTTACAGCAGTAAATACGTCTAATGCAATAGGGCAGGGTTTAAAAGCCCAGCAAGACGCTACAACGGCTTCGCAAGGCATCTTAAAAGGCATTTACGACCAACAGTTAGGTTTCCAAAAGCCTTACCAAGCTACCGGCTTAAATGCGCTAAATCAAATTGGTCAAATGGGTGGTGGTCAGTATCAAAAATACGACCCCGTAACAGGTCAGCCCACCACAATGGGCACAGGAACTGGTTATTTAACGCATCAATTTGATAAAAATGACCTTGCCGCTGGATTAGCGCCTAACTACGATTTCATGCTCCAACAAGGGCAAATGGCTAATCAACGGGCGGCTAACGTAGGTGGTGGCGCATTGTCGGGTAACACTTTACAAGGCTTGCAAAACTACACGCAAAACTATGCTGGCAATGCGTATCAAAACGCCTTTCAAAATTACCAAACGCAACGCAATAACATTTATAACAATTTGTCAAACATGGCTAAAATTGGTGAAACCGCAAACACGGGTGCGGCAAATGCGGGAACTTCTTACGGCACAGGCGTAACTGGCCTCAATACGGGCCTTGCAAACGCTACCGCTGCGTCAATACTTGGACGAGCACAAGTTGCTGCTGGTGGCGCTAATTCGGCGGCTAATGCTACATTCCTATCTAGTTTGTTAGGACAGACAGGAAAAGTTCCTGCGACTACGCCTACTACCGCATAAGGATTAATCATGCCAGACTATTTCACCGGCTACACCAATCCCATGCCCCAGCAAACTTCGCTGGCAGACATGATGAACATGGCATCGGGTGTTCAGCAATACCAACAAGCGCAGCAAATGAATCCTTTGGCTTTGCAGGCCAAGCAATTAGAATTGCAGCAAAATCAACAATTATTGCAACAGCGTCAACTTGAATATAAAAAATTGCAAGAAACTTACGGGCCTGATGTTGCCCGTACTATTGCGGAATCTCAACGGGCAGGAACTGAAGCTAATGTGGCTGCACAAACAGCAGCGCCTCGCATATCAACAGCAGCATCACAAGCCTCTGGCGCAGCAAGCGATGCTGATGTTAAACGAATTCAAGCGTTAAAAGAATTTCAATCAAACGCTGCGCGTCAACTTCTTGGCCTTGCAACAAAAGAAAATATTACGCCGCAAGACATTACGGATTCAATGAGTAAAACACTAAAAGATAGTGGCGCAAGTGAAGATGCTATAAAACAATCAATGGCGCAAATTCCAAAAACTGGTTCTCCAATTGAACTTCGTCAATGGTTAGGGCGCAATGGATTGCAAGCATTAGAAGCATCGGCTCATATTGATAGGTTGTACCCAGCAACGCAAGCAGTTTCTACTGGCGCTGCAACTGTTCCTATGACTGCTGGTAGTTCGCTTGCAGTTCAGCCACCAGGCCAACAAGTAGGGCAAGGAATTGAAACACAATTGCCGCCTTCTACAACGGTTGCAGGGCCATTGGGTGAAACTACTTACCTTGGCCCAATGTCGCAACGTCCAACAGGGCCGGTGCAAGCGGGAGTTGGCCCAGCCACTACAAACTTGCAAGCTAATTTAGGCACAACTTTAGGTGGTGATTGGACTAACACTTCGCAAAAAGCAAGTGAAGCGCCGCAAAAAATTGCAATTTATCAAAACATTAAAAAACTTATTCCTGAGTCTTATACAGGCGCATTGTCAGAAAAAAAACAATTTGTTGCTAATCTTGCCCAATCTATTGGAATTCCTTTTAACATTTTGGAAAGTTCTTCTACGGATGAATTGGCAAAAAACACCAAATTGTTGCAGCTTGCTGGTGGCAATACGGATGCTGCTCGCGGTTTGGCTGAATTGGCTAGCCCTAACACCAAAATGACAAAAGAAGGTATGTTGCGCGTAACTAATCAATTAATTGGTCAAGAACAATTTAATGGTGCAAAAGCTAATTTTTTGCAAAGCGCAATAGGAAACCCAACGGCTTATCAAAACAAACTTTTACAATGGAACAATGCTGCTGACCCGCGCTTTTTCCAAGAAATGTCACAAGAAGATGCCAAAAAAATGATGTCAGCTATGAGTTCTGCGGAACTTACCGCATTGCGTCAAAAACGTGCAATGGCTAAACAATTTGGGATTATTCAATAATGGGAACGCTTGCCGATTTCCTTGGTGATGGTCAAACAACCGCGCCAAGTACAAAAAGAGGACAGCTTACTAAAGAAAGTATGTTGGGCTACAGCGACCTTGCCGATACGTTAAAACAATTAAAGGCAACTACACCACAATTAGTGCCTGGTTCTGCAATGCACCAAGATAATTTGGCAAGCATTGCTGAAGCTGAAAAAGCATTAACAAAGGCTGGTGTTCAGTCAACTCAAACAACGCCACAATCTGCACCACAAACCGGCACATTAGCCGATTTTCTTGATATGCCTGCAACTACAGACGTAAGCGGTGGAAGTGGTCGAGGCGGTCAAGGTGGCCCAACGGCAGCAGAATTGCAGGCTTATAAACCACCAATGGGGCCGGTTGCCCAAGCATTTCAACGTGCATTGCAACTTAAACAACGTGCGCCTGGCGAGACTGCTGCCGTGCTTGATTTAGTTGGCAATATTCCTTCTGCGGTAGCGGGAACGGTTGGATATGGTGCTGGTCGCATATTTGGCCTTAACCCCGAAGAAGCTACCGCAGCGGCTGCTCCTGTGTCGCAAGCATTGGCTAATCCTTTTGGTAGACTTACGGGAACTGTTGGAACGCCAGGTTATCAAGGTTCATTGCCAACTCAGGCGGCACAAGCAATTGGCGGCGTTATTGCAAAAGGCGCAGAAGCGGTAGGTCAGCGCACTGGCATTAGCCCTACGGACATTGAACAAGGCGTGTCTGCTGCAATGATGGCGTTGCCTGCTGGTGTAAAACCTGCTAAAGCGGTTGTTGGCAAGATTAAGGCGGCGTTGCCAGAATACACGGTTGAAGTTGGAGCGCCTGGAACGGCTGGAAGCGTAGGTGCTGCGGCAGTTCCAACAGAAACAACTATTAAAGCGGCATTGGCAAGCGCCAGCCCCGAACTACAAAAAGTGGTTAGCAACATACCGCCAAACAAAGTTAACGTGCCTGTGTTGCAACGTCACATTGAGGCAGATTCATTGCCAGAGCCGGTACGCCTTACCAATGGACAAGCTACGGGTGATGTTAGTCAATTGTCAATGGAGCAAAACCGTAGAGGTGTAGACCCTGAGTTAGCAGCACGGTTTAATGAGCAAAATGGGCAATTGGTTAAAAATCTTGATGCAATTCGTGAAACCGCAGCGCCTGATGCTTATGGTACAAAAACCATAGAAAACAGCGATTCATTAATTAACACATATAAAGAATTAGATTCTGCGCGTAATGATGTAATTAATCAAAAATTTCAAAAATTGCGTGATGCTAATGGTGGAGAATTTCCAATTGATGCTCCTACTTTGTTAGATAACGTCAAAGCATCATTAAAGAAAGAATTGTTGTCTAATGATGCGCCTGCAAGTCAAATGGCTGAACTTAGTCGCATGGCTGCTGAAAAATCAATGACGCTTGAAGATTATTTAAGTTTGCGCCGTAATCTTGGCGACATTGCTCGTACTAGCATTGATGGAACAACCCGCCGCGCTGCATCTTTAATGATTCAAGAACTTGAAAATTTGCCTTTGCAAGATGGGGCAAAACAAGTTAAGCCATTGGCAGATGATGCTAGAGCAGCAGCAAAAGCACGTTTTCAAATGCTTGAAAAAGACCCTGCTTATAAAGCGGCGGTAGAAGGTAACATTCCTCCTGACAAATTTATGGAAAAGTTTGTCATTAATGGAACACGCGATAACGTACAAACAATGATTGACCAATTAGGTCGTGATTCTGTAGCTCACCAACACATGAGCGCAGGAACGTTAAATTGGTTGCGTGAAAAAGCGGTAGATAGTTCTGGTAACTTTTCACAAGCAGCGTTTAATAAAGCGTTAAACCAGTTAGACAAATCGCAAAAATTAAACCTTGTTTTTAACCCTGACTCATCTTCTACGTTAAAAACATTGGGCAATGTGGCTCAATACACTCAAGCGCAACCTAAAGGCAGTTTTGTCAATAACTCCAATACACTTGTAGGCGCAATGGCTGAACGTGCTGCTGGTGGTTTAGAGGCTGCTGCAAATGCTGTAAGCGGTGGTAAATTTGGCATTCCAGTAGGAAGCATGGTTCGCGGACAAGTGCAAAAATTTAAGGCTGCAAAGGAAACAAAAAAGGCGCTTGAGCCTGCTGCTGGCGTTACATCATTAAAGGACATAGGCAAATGAGCGTTAATCTTTCACCCATAGGTAACGGATTTCAATTTTTTACCACCACCGGCATCCCTCTTAACGGGGGATATATTTACACTTACCTTGCGGGTACAACTACGCCTGTTGCTACTTACACCACATCCGCAGGCACGATTG